ATGCTGCTCCACCTCAACTCCGCCTCTCCATTCCTTTCATCGGCTGTCAACCTGGCGATCCTGGCTTTCCTCAACGTGCCGTAACCTCTCAGACATACCGCATTAAAGCGAAGCTCCGCCGCCTCGAAGATCTCGTGGAAGCGTCCGATAGTCGCACCAAACCCACGCCCTGGGGTCGCGGTGATTTTCAACAGAGGACGAGCAAAACCCAGACCCATTCCTTCACGACCCTCGACCGCACGGCAATCCTCCCTCTTCAGCTCCAGCTTGAGACAACGCAAATGTATACAAGTCGCCAAGTCCAAGAACTTCTCAAATCCCAGCGCCACACCCTTCCTTTTACACGTCTCTATGAATCTGTCTTTACACAAGGACCTCTTGATTATCAAGGTATTAATAATAGTGGCATATCCGTTGTCTCTCGTCGCCTCGATGGCCGCCATCCGTCAGGGCGTGTTCTCTTTTACTTTCGAAACTCAGCTGATCTTCTTGCGAATCGCCTATGGAAGATTGACTCTCAAGGCTCTTCCTATTACAACTCCGTAAGCCTTCTTATTGCGGGTCGCACACGTGAAGATCCACAGAAGGCGCAAGTCTGGCGTGATGTCGTCTGTCATGCAAAAGAGGATCTGGACTCAGGCATTGAACTCTCTTCAATGAACTGGACACTGGGAGATGCAGTTTCTCGTCGTCCTCTAGACACTAAACAGCCCGAAGGAGCTATAAACTTTACAACAGCCGATCGCCCAACCTTTTACATTGACTTGGCCAGACCGAACTCCCTCTCTACGGAGCTTCGTGTGATTGTGGAAGGCTGGGCGCTCTACCAGACGGACGCAGGCCGCGGTGAGCTTTTCCAGCTTAACTGATCGGCTAATTAGATGAGTGGTCAAGAACAAGGGTTCCTGCGCCCCAGAGGCGATATCGTCACGCTCCTGGATCTCTCGCCAAGAGATGTCCAAGATTCTGAATACACACCACTCTCTTCTGACAAAACCTGGTGGCTCCCTGACCCCACACGCCGCGTGCGACCGTTTAGTCTGACGGTCCAGCAGTTCCCTTTCCGTGGACCCACGGCCTTCGGCCAACGATTCACCTTTGATATAGGCTCCGTGAACTGTGGGGATTTACTGACCGGTGCTCTTCTTCAAATCGATCTCGGCCACTGGCTTGACGACGCAACTCTTCTCCGCCTCCAGTCTGGATCTTACAACTATGCCCCTGACCAGACACCCTGGTCTTACGTGAACAGCCTCGGCACCGCTATTATCCAATCGGCGGAGTTCGAAGTGAACGAGCAGACTCTTGAGCGCATCGACGGGGATTTTATCTTCATATCAACGGCTTTGTTTCCTGACCTTAATCAACAGTTTGGCCTCGCCACCGATGGCCTTGGCCTCCGCCCTTTGACCTATGTTCCGCCACAGACGCAGCCCTTTCCCACCCAGACAGGAACTCTTCTCGTTCCTCTGAACTTCTTTTTCCAGCGTGTTCGCCTGGCTGAAGCCTTCCCTCTTGCATCATGCGCAGACGGCTCCGTCAGAATTCACATCACTCTTCGTCCATTTGCAGAGTGTGTTCGCCGGTTGTCAGGACAAGCCGCGTGTCAGACGATCTCCCCTCTCAACACCCAGTTTCAATTCACATCCTTACTCGGCCCCATTCAAGCTGTCGCAACAGTACAGACTCAGGTTGCCGCTCCATCTTTCAAAGGTATTAAGCTCATCACATATGGCGCCCACACAGATGGCGGACTTCGTACCGCCCTTCTCCGCTCCCCATTTGAGCTCATGACACGCACTGTGAATACTTTTTTCTTTGATGAACCGCTCAAGTACACAACACGTTCCTCTGCAGACACAATTCAAATTCAACTGCCCCTTGAGGCAAATGGACCCGTGGAAGAGATTCTCTGGTTTGTACGACGCAAAGACGCGACAGCAGCCCGTGAGTGGACGAATTTTAGCGCGACCCTTGCCGCCGAGGTCGACGCCACCTTCAATCCACTCACCCCTCTTTTACATCGAGCTAAACTCCAGTTCAACGGTGTTGATATAGTAGACCAGGACGAACGCTGGTTCCGTCAACACATTTCTACTCATCACAAAGGAGGAATTGTTCCATATACAAAGTATATCTACGGTTACTCGTTCTCAGCTCATCCTGGTGACCACCAGCCATCAGGTACAGTGAATGCCTCGCGTCTTCAGGCCATTCGTCTTACACTTGATGTAACCGCTGCAGCGGGTGCCTGGGAGGTCAAAGTTTTTGTTCTGGGACTTGACTGGTTCCGTTTCCAGAATGGAATTACAAATCGGATGTTCCAGGGATAAACCGCCTCGCTCTCCCAACTAGAATGGCCTCAGCAGGGCTGCTAAAAATCATTTCAACCGGTCTGCAGGATGACCGCCTCTGCTCACTGCAACCGAGTGCTGCCTCCTTCAAAAAAACATTTGTCCGCGCAGGAAGGTTCACGACCGAATGGCACCGTGTTGACTTCGATAACTCTCCAGCCTTTGGCCAGGTCGCGACAGCCACACTCCCTCGGCGTGGGCACCTGATCACCCGCGCCTACCTTGTTACACAGATGCCTGATATCTCAACTGCCCAGACAGCAGCTCGCGCCTACTGTGCCGCCCGTGGCCTCCCCTTCGCGGGTCCCACGATCGGCTGGACAAATAGTCTCGGTCACGCACTGATTTCACAAGCCCAGGTCGTTATAGGCGGTGCTCCGATTGACACGCTCGATGGGCGCCTCCTAGAAGTCTTAGATGAATTCCACACCCCTCTGGAAAAGACAACTGTGGTGAATCGTCTTCTTGGTCGCGCCGATTCTGGATTCTCACCGAAGACAAACGGATTCTCAACGCCTGCGGGTCAAGAAGTGATCACACCTCTTCCTTTCTGGTTCAATCGCGGCGACCCTGCCTCTGCTCTTCCTATTGATGCAATCGGATCCGACGCTGTTCAGATTCAGATAACCTTTGCACCCGTCGCAAACCTCACTGTCTCAACGAGCCGCACTGTCAACGGCGCCGGCCAGCAGACATACCCCCCAGTCACCTCAGCACCCTTCTTTTACATTGACCCTGCCGGCGCCCCTGTTCAAGGCTTGAATGGAAATCCGACCGCCACTGTTATGGCCAGCAAGATTCCAGGTATCCAGATGCCGTCTCTGCTTCAACTCAAGGACGCCTCTCTTCTTCTTGAATACGTCTATCTCGACAAGCCTGAGGCAAACCGCATTCGTTTAGGAGATTTGTCCTATCCTGTTGTTCAGCATTATGCGATCCAGCCTGTTCAGAGTAAGAATCAGGCCGCTGCGCGTATTCCTATGAGAATTCCAAATCCGATTCGTGATCTCTATTTCACAGTACATCGCACAGATGCTGACGCCTTGAATGCCCCCTTTCTTGCTACACGTGATCTGAGCGGTCTGTTTATTGTTGATATCAGCGGTGTTGGTCCTACTGCGCCTTGGTGGCCTGATGCCGCCGGCTTGAACACATCCACCTGGCTCCCTCTAACACCTGCGTTCTCTGATACAGATTCTGAACCGATTACGTCCTTTGCCTTGACATACGAAGGAAAGTTAACCCGTTACGCAACAGACTGCCCTGCTCTCTTCCGTGTAGGTCTTCCCAGCGTAGAACAGGTTAAAACTCCGTGGCACAATAAATACTACTATCATCTTCCATTTGGCACTCAACATGAGCGCACAGGGGTAAGTCGCCCGATGGGACATGCAAATCTGGATAAAATCCAGAGTCTTGATCTCACTCTAGAGTTCAAGGCTGCTCGAGGAGCTGCGCGCACAACGACAGTTCCTGACTATACTATTTATGTGTGGGCAGAAACATACAATATTTTACGCGTGTACGGTGGTCGAGGAGGTCTCCTCTTTGGATACTAAGTGTTCAATCGGTCTCCTGAAAAAACTTAGACGGGTGAGCGAGTCACGAATATCCTTCAACCGCTCAACACGTGGAGTTCCCTCTGCCTTCTCTAGGCTCTGGCGAACACGCTCCGCCCATTCGTGTGCGCTACGAGGCTGATCATCTGTCTGACCCGCTCCAACAGGTTCTGTACTGTGGGCAGCGGCACCCGCTGCCGCTGCCGCTGCCGCAATAGCCGCCTGCTCATGTTCTGGACGTGGGCGAAGACTAATCCATCCTTCATCAATCTTGGCCTTCATCCACCTTCCCTTTTGCTGTGTAAAAGGGAGTACCGAAGGAACAAGTGGTGATACTCCCTCTTTTACAAGAGATTCAAAACGATTCTCGGGCTTTTTTTCAATAACCTCCACAACAACTTCATCCTCTGTATCGGACTCCGCAAACACGGCGAATGGATTTGACGGCTTCGCGACGGGCGCCGCTTTGCGAGGAGGCATTACCTTCTTCTCTAACAAATTCCTTAGCCCACGCCCTCCAACAAAAAGTGAACATCTTTATTCATCAGACAGCACGTCCCCCCACTATGCGCCTCGTTGTAGTCGAATCTCCAGCGAAATGCAAAAAGATTGCCGGTTTTCTTGGATCCGGCTATCATGTTCTAGCTACGTATGGTCATATCCGCGCTCTTGATGAAGATCTGGATGCGATTGGCCTGAGCAAAGACTTTGAACTCCGCTTCCGCTTTCTGAAAGAAAAGGCGCGAGCTACGAAGCCTCTCCTCGAAGCCGCCGCGGCTGCGGAAGAGATCATCTTAGCTGCCGACGATGATCGTGAAGGGGAGGCTATTGCCTATTCGGTTGCGTGTCTCCTCAAACGAGATCCCCTCTCCTTTCCTCGCGCCGTCTTTCACGAAATCACGGAAACCGCCGTCCGCACCGCTGTTGCCGAAGCTCTCGCCGGCCGTCGACTCGATATGAATCGTGTCCATGCGCAGCAAGCGCGTGCGGTTCTTGACATGATGGTCGGTTTCACGATCTCCCCTGTTCTATGGAAGCACGTGGCTCGTGGGCTCAGCGCCGGCCGCTGTCAGACACCTGCTCTGCGCCTCTTGTATGATCGTGAGACGTCGATCCGCGGCCATACCAGCCAGACCTCCTGGGGTCTCCAAGGTGCATTCCTTTCTGGCAAAACCTCCTTCAAAGCCACAATGATTGATGAGCTCGACGACCAGGAATCCGCGATGAACTACCTGGAAAATGTTCATCAAGACACGACCGCCGCCGTTACCAATGTGGCGCAAAAGCCCTGGACTCTAGCACCTCCCAAGCCTCTGATGACGAGCACTCTGCAACAGGAAGCCTCTGCCCTCTATCGCTTGACTCCGAAGACAACAATGAAGATCGCTCAAGCCCTGTATGAAGCCGGCCACATCACCTATATGCGCACAGATGACACGACGATGTCGCAAGAAGCTGTCCAAGCTGCACGCGCTAAGGTCACCGCAGACTTTGGCGCCGAATATCTTGGACCCGAGGTTGCGCCCAAACCCAAAGCCAAGGGCGCCGTAGCTGCTCAGGAGGCTCACGAATGTATCCGCCCCACGCATCTTGAGGCGAGGGAGCTACCGCAGACTGAAACGTGGACTGCACAGGATCGCAAAATCTACAGTCTTATCTCGCAGCGTGCACTCCAGTCTGTCATGGCAGCTGCGAAAGGACAGACTCGCACAGTGACCCTCACTCTCGCAGCAGATGATGCTCCCTTTCCCTGGTCAGCGAGTTGGCGCAAGACAGACTTCGCAGGATGGAAGCGCCTCGGTGAAACAGCAAAGCTTGATGATGATGAAGAGGCTGATGACGAAACAACGACCGCCACCTGGTCCTTTGC